CCCCATGTTTTTTGTAAGCTTTTTGACTTCGAACTCATCCCATACGCACCTGACATTAAAGTTGATGTTGTTTTCGATACAGATACTCATCGAATTTACCGCCCCTTTTATTAAAGGGCTTTTTTCAATAACTACTTTGTAAAATCACTCAAATGTAAACGGTTCGTCTCCTGAGTACTCATCCAGATAGATCATGTCATCCTCGTGCCAACCGCCTGCATCATGGTCATACCGGAAGCAAACCACTTCGTTGTCTTCGGTAACCAACGGAGCTGTATAGGTGTCATAGCACGGCGTCCCCTCTTTCCAGTAAGTCATGACGTTTTTACCGAGCATCGGGCAGAATATCTCGCCCCATGCTTTCCCATTCGACCACTTCAACTCTTTTACGATTTGCATGTCCATTCATCTCCCTACACATTTTGTATCCATGACTCATTTTGAAACTTTCGACTGCTTGTAGAGCATGTTCCAGCAAGTTTTACAAACCCATCGTGTGTCGTTCTGTATTGGGGATTTCCATAGTTCATAACGTTCACGCGTGCAAGGTTCACGTTCACACTTCGATTTAACAGCAGTGGACCCCATTATGTTCACCTCTCTTTTCAAAATGAGCATTTAGTTAAGCTGCATCGTGAATCTGTTTTATGGACCAAAGAATCGGATAGACTTGCTGTGGAACTACTGCATTTCCGAGGGCTCTAACACGGTCCACCCCGCTGGGAAGCCCATGTAGGCTTCTGCATAGTCTGGATTCAAATGTGTTAAATCTTCTTTCCGCATCCGAAAACGACTGGCTAGCTTGTCCGATCTGTAGGTCGAGCTTCCCCAGTACCGTCCCCTGACTACCCCTTTCCATTCCGAAGCTGTTAAGGTGGGCCACAATGAATACCCTGTCTCTTCTGTGAAAGGCTCCGACGGCACTAGCTGGAATAATAAACGGTTCTGCGGTGTAGCCGATTCTTTCCAGGTCAGAAAGCACATCATCGAGCCCNAGTGTGACATGCCCAGCAACATTTTCACCAAGGAACCAATTGGGCCTGATCTCCTGTAATAAACGGCTAACCTCCGGCCAGAGGTGACGGTCATCATCTTCGCCTTTTCGCTCCCCGGCATGACTGAAAGGTTGGCAAGGGTATCCTCCGCAAATAATGTCAATTGCTCGCTCATCCCCTATGACCCCCTTCTCTATAAGCTTCTGCTTGTTGATCGTTCGTACATCATCAAAGATAGGAACTCCAGGCCAATGTTTCTTCAAAACCTTCTGGCAGAAAGGATCGATTTCACAGAAGGCAACCGTTTCTATTCCAGCCCACTGAGCTGCCAAGTCAATTCCGCCGATACCGGCGAATAGCGACAGCATCCTCATGTCTTTCACCGCCTATTCGCATATCGCATAATGACTCTTGCATTTCGGTAGCTCTGGAAACTCAATGACACCGTTATTCCCACCTGACCAAGCCACTACATCATCGACCCAGTTAATCATCCCTTTTCGCAATGGCGCAAAAAATGTCCGGCCAACCATTGACTCCCACTCCCTGATCCGGTCGAAGTGCTCGGGGAAGTGCTGGGCAATCTCGTATATTTCGTCCTTGTTAGCCATGATGCAAGGGAAGCAGCCTACCCTTTTGAATCCCATTTTGTACAGTGGATTTGGCTCCACATCATGCTCTTTCAGGTAGTTGAAAACGTCCTCTGCTGTCCAATCAACCAACGGGCGCCAGATGGGGCATTTATAGAATTCGTCGTACTCCATCCGCTTGGCATTTGCCCTGGCTAATGATTCATCCCGCCGCACGCCTACCAACATTACTTTCTCGTCATCAAATTGCTTGATGAATTTCTTTGCAGGCTCCAGTTTTAGGTCAGTGGTGCAAAACCGCGCTTGTGATGAGGCGAATCTACCTTTATGCAATGCCTGCTGGAGCATCAGTGGCAGCTCCCCGAACTCCTCTTCAGTCAGCCCGTATTTCTCTGCTTTGGTTGTGGGGATCTCCGCACGAAGCCTCACAATTTCAAATTCGAGTTTTTCCTGCAGATAGTCGATGTATTGGTATGTGAAATCATGTTCGTTTCCTGTGTCAGAGAAGAAAGGAACGATCATGTTGTTGGGTAGATGATTCTTGGCCCAGAGAAGCAATGCTGTGCTATCCTTCCCGCCAGATACGCTTACGAAGAACCTCATGGGCTCGCCTTCTTTCCGTTTAACATAATTGAGCTTGTGTACCCTATCCGTTACGGTGGCTTTTCTTACTATCCGCAGCCTTCTTGAGTGCCAAAGTGTCCTGCTTGCTCAACCACTTTTTCGGCTCAGTCCCAGCCTTCACTCGAAATGATTTGAATACAGATTTCATTCTGATCTCCTCCAAAATGCTATTTTTGTCCCAACTCCTCGTGGCATAATGACACAAAGGAGTTGGTCCCATGGAAAAGTCGTTTTACTATTCGGTGCCTTGGAGTGATGTGAGCTTCCTGAAGGATGCCTTGGCTGCAATGGAAGTTCCTTACTGGATCGAACAGCCTACCGAACGCCTACAATTGGCCCCTGGAGAAGTAGCTTTCGTTTTTCCGGATCTCCACGTTCGGGTTTACAACCATATACGGGAATTATTCAATGGTCATGGGCTACGCTACCCTGAGTAGAGAAGCCAGCGTTCTGAAGTCATAATCATCCTTGTTTCCTCCCGTTCCAAGGCTGTATGCCGCCCCCTATCTTGTAGTTATTCACCCAAGGGTTGGCGCCTGTTTGCTTGATAAATTCGTTCACATCCCGCTTGAGTATGCAGGATCGCCTCCAGGGGTGGTTTGCTTTGGTTTTTACCACTGTCATAGATTCCCCCACCTTTCAGGAAGGGAGCAGCGTTACGCTGCCCCTTGTTCCCCGTCGTTGTTGGATTTTGTCATATGCTCAGCCACCAGCTTTTTGTATTCTCTCCACTCCGTCTGGAGCTTCCCAGAAGATACCCCGAGCCCTTTTGCGAGCTCTATCCATGTTTCACCATCCCTTTTTCGCTGCAATAGAGATGGGAAATCAAACGTAATCCCTTCGAAAATTGGAGCTTGTCCACTCAAAATAAAGGACTCCAGTGTTTCCTTGTCGGTGCTTCCTGCAGCCGGTACATTTTCTTGTTGCTCCTCGTTTGCTGCTTGCTCACCGGCCTGTCCTTCATCACCCTCATTGTCTCGCAGAGAGCCATCCTCTTCCGTGATTGGTTCACCCTTCTCTCCTGAAGTCCCATCATCATCAGCGTTCACTTCAGAGGTAGGTATTTCGCTCTCGGATAGCTCATCATTTTGACCTTCTATAGCGCTGTTATCCATCTCTTCTTGGTCACTGATGTTCATCACAACGCCTGATCCGTCAGTGGTGTAGGTGATTCCTTCCCGCTCGTCATCTTCGTCAAAATCTATCGCCATTTGCGAATCCCCAAGGTTAACAGCCACCACGCTACCGATCATATCAACCGTGTTGAGGAAGGCCTCCGGTGCAATTTTCCCGACAACTTCAAGTTGGATAATCTTTTTCTTACCATCAGTGTTGACCTTCTTCACTTCCGCCATAAATTGTGCTTGCTTGCTCATTTTTCACACTCTCCTTCAATTTTATATATATCGAGCGCTATCTGATTCCGGCATTTCACTTTCTTGCGATTTGGTTTGTCGACTATGATAAGCCCTCCAACGACTGGCTCAATTTCTATTCGGGGCCGCTGTCGGTCGATCTGGAAGTCATGGTATTGGATCAGTGCCTGACTATCATCCTTGTAGATGATCCCTTCAAGAGCGTCTGCCCAGGCTTTGTCAGTGTTGTGGCAGTCCTTTGACTTGGCATCATTCCAGAAGATCCAGACACGGAGGATAACTTTCCGGTCTGATACTGGCTCCCAATCATAATCCATGGCCCATTCTAGAGCAGCTCCAGCAACTCTTTCCTTGTAAATCTCGCCCCATTTACCAAGAGTAGGACGGTTATTGACGATGGTGTATAAGTGGTTCCAAGAAGGAACGACCCAGATATTTTCCATCTTTTGCGTTGTCTTGTTCCGCCTTCTCTTCTCCATAAGCAAGGGGATAATCATCCGATTCAAATCTATTCCCCCCTAGATTTATGCACCGGTATTCAATGTCGAATTAACTTGTCTGCCAGGGGCCAGCTCCCAGTCAACAAAGTCCTGAAACACACGACGAAACGCTAAATCTACCGTCCCCACTGATCCGTCCCGATTCTTTGCAATGATCAATTCCACTTTGCTGATAGGCTCGCCAGTTGCAAAATTCACGTACTCCTCGCTGTCATCCCTATGTAAAAAGGCAACCACATCAGCATCCTGCTCTATATTTCCGCTCTCTCGAAGGCTCGAAAGATTTGGGCGCTTCACCACACCCTTTTCCACATCTCGGTTCAACTGAGCTAGTAGGACTACCGGACAATCCAACTCTTTTGCCAATTCCTTCAGCGTTCCGGTGTACTCCCCGATCTCCTGATCTCGGTTCACATTGCGGTTTCGCCGGCCGCGTCCCTTGTTTCCGATCAAACCAAGGTAGTCGATCAAGATCATGCCTACCTTGCCATATTTGCGTTTTAGTGCTCGGGACTCCGCGACGATCTCCATCAACGCCTGTCTACCCTTGTCCTCCAGATAGATGCTTGAACGGTAGAACTTGTCGCTAGCGTGCGTAAAGACACGCCATTCACCTTCGGACATCTTGTTGTGGCGGATTTTCATCAAGGGTATTTTTGCTTCGGCAGCGATCATCCGGTTTAGAAGATCACCCTTCCTCATCTCCAAGGAAAAAATAGCTACCGGGTCGCTACCTTCCTTCAATCCCGCAGTCCTGGCCATCTTGAGAGCGAAAGCTGTTTTTCCAACCGATGGCCGCGCTCCGATGATGATCAACTGGCCTCCGCAAGCTCCACTTGTCAGCAGGTCTGCCTTGGAGATACCCCATGACTTTCCAAGGATTCCGCCACCCTCGGTTATGGTGTTCTCGATGACTGAAATATGGTCAAGGATAAAATCCCTGATTGGTTGTAGCCCTCCACGCTTGTTAGGCCGTATTTCAGACACACTCTTTTCTGCCAAGTTAATCAGTTCCTCAACACTGTCATAGTCGCCATTCAAGGTTTTAGCTCTGAGCATATCCGCATAGCGCAGTATTCGCCTTGCCATTGATGTTTCTTTCACCAACTCCGCATGATGATCGGCAGCTGCTGCGGAAGCAATGACGCTTCCGAGTTTGGTCAGATACTGAACTCCTCCCACCGAATCCAGTTGTTTCCGTTCACTGAGTTCCGTTGTGAGGGCAACAAGGTCAATCTTCTTCCCCCGGTCCCTTAGTGACAGTAGTGCCTTGTATATCTCCCGGTGACTGTCGAGAAAAAAGTCTTCCGTGTTCAAAATCAGGTCTATCTCGTCTAAAATCAGCGGGTCCATAATAATGCTGCCGAGAGTGGCTTTTTCCGCCGGTATGTTCTGTAGTCTGTCGATCATGTGCTGTCTCCTTTCCCAAAGAGCATTTCTTGAAAGGCCATGTCATTAGCTGCTCGCCGCTCAAAACCAACATAGTTCTGATCAACTCCTGGTGAAGTGGTAGAACTGCTTGGCAACGGCTCAGATCGAGGAGGCGGCATTGGGACCACCTTTCTACGCATTTGACCTTCCAGTTTGTCGTACTGTCTGCGTAGGGTTGCTGCAGATAGGATGTTGGGTTGCCAAAAAGAATCGTTTGTCGCCCATTGAATCACCAGGGCGATATCCCGTCGTTCACGCTTATCCAACTCAACAAGCTTTCGCATATCATCTGCCCATGCTGCGAGAGAGACGGGAGATTCATCAGGTACTTTTGCATTTGGCTTCCAGCGAAGGATACGATCCCTGAGATATTTCGCCAGCTTATAAGCATCCGTCGATTCGTCATAAACGCGCTTGTTGCGTTTGGGACAAGAATCTTTACTATGTTTATCTTGTTGTTTAACTGATGTTAAGGAGTGGGGAATGCATTGGGGATTCTCTTGGGGAATTGTTGCGGATACCCCATTATCAGAATCACCGTCATCCATTGGCACACCTGGGTTTTCATCCCCTTCGCTCTTGCGGGTCTCTTGGGGATTGTCATGGGGATTCTCTTGGGGAAAATTTGCCCCCTCTGACCGCTTGTAACTGGATAAATCTTGCATTTTGTCATAATCGATGATCGTGATTTTCAGACCTTGTTTTCGGTTATTGCCTGCCGCCTCTACTTGGATAAAACCGTCCTTCACCAGGCAATCCAAGGAATATCGAATCATGTCTCTGGACCAACCAGTCTCGTTGGCCAGCTTTAACGCTGACGTAATCAACTGACCACGTCTACAATCCCCTGCACCCCTGTAATTTGCTTGTTCCACCAGATCGGCGAACAGCAGCTTGTCTCTCTTTGATCGGAAAGGCATTCGGGGAAGGACATAAAACCCCGTTGCGTTGTATTCTGTTGTGCCCATCCCCTGCTCTCCTCCCTTTTACGAAACTCTACGTTTAGCGCTCATCTCAAGAAAAACAACAGGGACGATCCATGCTTTCTTTCGCTTATCCAAACAATGGAGCTTTGCGCATTCCTGGCGGTCGTGTCGCAATATCTTGATGACCTTCCAGCGCAGCCCCCGAAGGGAATAGATTTGCTCTATCATGCGACATCCAACTCCTTGACCAGCACCTTCAAGTGAACCTTCAGAGCATTGATAATCTCCTGTGTTGCCTCAAAACTGTTCTTCCATCGATGCATATCTGATTCTGCCTGCGCTTCTTTTTCCCGAAGCTCCTGTGTCATCCGATCCGCGGTTGCTTCTTTGACGACACCACTGCCCTCTGTTGTCGCGGCGATTTCTCCCCATTTGCCTTTTCGTGCCGCATAAATACGTCCGAATTCATTTACCGCTTCTGCATGGAACCGGCCAACCTCCAATAGAGCAAGGCTATACAGGTAAATTTTTCGAGTCACTTGAGCCGGAATTTCATCGTCCAGCGTGTTAATCTCGGCATAATATCGTTTTAAGCGATCTAGGCTCCTTATCTCACTCATTTGTGATCACTCCTGTCAGAAAGGCAAATCATCGTCGCTGATGTTAATTGAACGGCTTGGCGGGAACATATCATCAGGTTTCTCATCCTGGTTCTTGGGGGACAGAAACTGTACGTTTTCGCCTACAACCTCTGTCACATATCGCTTTTTGCCTTCCTTGTCGTCATATGAACGTGTTTGTATTCGACCTTCCAGCAGCACCTTGCTTCCCTTACGCAAAAAGTTGGCGCAATTCTCAGCCGTTTTCTGCCACACCACGCAGTTGATCCAATCCGGCTGTTGTTCCGCCCCATCTTTTGTCTTGGGGCGGCTGACGGCCAATGTAAAGGTCGTAACCGCCGTGCCACTTGGTGTGTATCTCATTTCCGGATCGCGGGCTAGGTGTCCGATTAAAAACACACGGTTCAATCTAGGCCACACCTTTCTCTTTCATTTTGTTCGTTAGTGTTTCATCCATTTGCTGATTGGTTTTTCCTTTACCCTTTTGAGCCTTGAACCACGTATCGTACCCTTCTAGGGATCCTGCGAGTTTTTGCCATTTGGCTTTTAGAACAGCTTCTGAAGGCTCTTTAGTCTCTGATTTTGTATTGGCCTTATGGGTCTGTCCTTCTTTCTGCTGATTCTTCAACTTCTCGTCCCATTCATCACTTGATACCTTGTCAGGGTCTTCCCCTGTTGGAATGGCAAACGCACGTAAAAGTAGGTACTTGTATGAGTAGGTCATCGCTTTCCCTACACCTTTATCTTGGGTGTCAACTCCAGTTCCGCTTGAGACAGCTACGATGCTGTCTCCGGTATCCACATCAACAATCTGGTATTTTACGTTAACAGTAGTTAGGTCACCTTGACGGAAGTGCTCTTGTTCAATTGGAATAATCACGAGGCCATGTTCCCGCATTGCTGCCCCTACAGCGGATGTAACTTTTTCTTCCGAAATAGCCTTATATTTTGTTGTTTTAAATTCAACTTTGTCATCCTTTTGCAAGTATTCGACATCTTTCATTACAGCTAATATCTTTTTGTAAACGCTCATGAATCAGCGACCTCTACTCTCAATGCTTCCGGCTGCGGTAACACCAGAACACCTTCAATCACAGCGCCGCTTTCAGGCTCGACTACCCGGCCATCTTCCAGGACTTGAACAATTCCTTTCAAGGCAACCTTATCCAACTCTTTCTTCACACGGATGAACTGATTAAAGCCGGCCGATTCCACTGCCTCAAGTGCTTTCTTCTCATCGTAGTCCCATTTTGGCTGCTGTTTTCGGAAGCTGACTTTTCCGTATGGAGTTGAAGCCTTCCACTTCGGATCGCGGATACGTTGTTCACGAGCAAACTCTTCAATGAGCATCATAAAAAACTGGCGATTCTCTTCAATTGAGTGGGTTTCCTTATCCAACCACTCTTGAATCCGCGCCTTTTCCTTTGCAGCCAGCTCTCTGGCATCCAGCTGCTTTGTATCAAGGGCTGCCAGCTTACGAAGTGCCCAGTTCAGGGATTCCAGATCCGTAATACGAAAACGTTGCTTAACCTCGGATTCAGGTAAATGAAAAGCCATTTCTTGAAGCTCATCCAATTCCAAAGCCATTAAAGCGTTGATTGCCATAAAAACTCCTCCTACTTGATTTTTGGGAGGCCAATCGGCTACGATTGAAGTACGATTCCCAATCGAAGCTTCATCGACCGAGACTCCGTTGCCGCGGGGTCTTTTGTTTTACTTTCTCGTACATTTGACACATTAGGCCTGATAGAATCATTTCACTCACTTGTCCTACATCTCTCACCTCTCTCACTTGTCCTACATCTCTCACCTCTCTCATTTGGTCACGAGGCAGCCGCGTCCCAACCTCTACGCGGCCGTTACAGCTCCTAGACTGCGCCACAATCTCTTGCCCCGTTATGTATGACCTGTCTCATCAGTGCCGGACGGTCATTCCCGGCAGACTAGGGCTTGTTAGGCCCCAGTTTCGACTTATGCTGTTGCCCATTGAGGCTGCAGTTTCTCCTCTAGATCTGTAATCTCACTACGTCGGTATTCAATTTCGTCTTGGAGATCCTTCATGCGGGCATATGCTGCATCACGCTTGTTGCGATATTGCAAATGTAGGTCATCTGCTTCGAAATACTCGGACTTCGCCTCTTCTATCATCACAGCGAGATTCTGAATCTCCTTTTGCAACTCCTGGATACGGATATGAGTTGGTTTCAAGTGCTTGTCCTCCTTGATTGAGTGTGTTAGCATTACAGTACAAATGTTTGTTTTTGTTTTGTTTAGGCGGTCTGTTGCGAGCAGGCCGTCTTTTCCTTTTGTTGCAGTTCCTGTGCAATCTGACGTGTAATCTGCTTGTACAATTCGTGGGCTGCATCGTCACCTGCAGTCTTTGCAACCATCATCATGCGCTGGTAAAAGTGCAGTTGCATACGCTTGGTTTGTTCACTCATGCCTTTCCTCCCCCAAATCGGCTTTGAAATGCATTAGCCTGGCTCGGTAGTTTTCAGTTTGCTCAGCAGATATTGTATGCCGCTTTGCAATCTCAGGTAGTAGCAACG